CCATTATTCCAACTATCACAAATGGATTACAGATGGTATTCAGGGCGTTTGGTGCATGCATCAAGTTTGTTATGAAGTTTAAAACTGAATTAGCAATACTGGGTGGTGTGGTACTCGCAATCTTTACCATGTGGAAAGTTTACAATGCAGCGTTAGCAGCTTATTTGGTTGTCTCAAAACTTTGCCAGGCTGCAACCGTTATTTGGACTACAGTTCAATGGGCGTTAAACGCAGCAATGACGGTAAACCCAATAGGATTTGTTATTACTGCAGTTGTCGCACTTGTCGCAGCTATTGGATATGCCTGGGTAAAGTTTGCAGGCTTTCGTGCCTTCTTGATCACCATGTGGGACACCATAAAGCAGTTCGGAAATATCCTAAAAGACTTCTTGATTGATAGAATAACTGACTTGGTGAAAGGCTTAGGCAGTGTTGCTACATCACTTTATAAGTTGTTTAAAGGCGACTTCAAAGGCGCAGCGGATTCCTTTACTGATGGTATTAAGCAAATAAGCGGTTATAACGCTTTCAAAAAAGCTTATATCGCAACGTATGACACTGCAACTAATATCGGTGCAAATTTCAATAAGAACCTAAAGAATGAGCGAGCAAAGGATAAAGCGAAACAAGAAAGCAAGTCGGAAATAGCAGAGCCAGGAACTAAAGGTTCAGCTAAAACAACAAGTAACGAGGTTGTTTTTGGTGAAGGTAAAAAAGGTAAAGGCAAAAAGAAGAAAGGCAAACATGGAAAATCAGCAGAAGAAATAGCAACAGGTGGAAAGCGTTCAACCGCTATCACCATGAATATTTCTAAGTTCTTTGACACCATCCATGTTCACATGTCGGACAAAGCAGACACAGCAGAACTTGAAAGAGTAGTTGTACAATGTATTAATCGTTCGCTTGCAATAGCAACATCAACAGATAGAGGTTAATTATGGAGTATAGAGAGGTTTTAGATAAAGGTTTGCCGCTGAAGGTAAATAACAAGGCTCATCGCTTTGTGCTTGAAAATCTTGCACTTCGAATTATCGGAGGCAAAGTGCCACCATACTGGCTTTTTCGTGAGATTGGTATTGCGAATGTTGATAGCGAAGATTATGACAGCATTAAAGCTTTAAGTGACGAAGAACTCGAGGACATGGTGCGAACCAACGCACTTGGCATTCCAATGACAATGCCTCTTGAACTTCGCATAGAAGAACCAGGCGCAAAATCGTGGTTGCTACCATTCGAACCCATGATTAGTATCACAGGTAAAAACATCATCAAAAAGCGCAATGTGAACAAAGGCAGTGTTCGTGGAAGTATCAAAGAAAGATGGGCGCAAGATGACTATGAGATAACAATTGAAGGCGTTTTAATTTCTACTGATGGCAAATATCCAGAACAAGACGTATCAAAGTTGCGAAAGCATTGCGAATCTGCATCTGTATCATGTCTTTCACCACTACTAGAGATTTTCGGAATAAACCACATCGTAATTGAAGAGTGGGATTTGCCTTTTACCAGTGGAACAGAAAACCAAAACTATAGCATTAAAGCCGTTTCAGACAACGACTACAAACTGCTTTTAGGACGTGAAGAATATAACGGATTGAGAAATAAATAACCTGTAATTATGTACACACTAGACTTCGAAGTAAAAATAGGCGAGTTTTACCTTGGAATGGTAGACAGCATCACCATTCATAAAAGTGTAGAATTGCTTGCAGACACTTGCGAGATCGTTCTTCCTGCTGCTAGGCTAAATAAAGCTTTAGAGGTAGAAGAGCAAATCAAACGAGGCGATGAAGTAAGCGTTAGTATAGGCTATAAAGAAGTCGGAATCAAAGAAGAATTTAAAGGCTATTTGCAAAGAATTTCAACCGATGGAGGTAGCATTAAACTATTCTGTGAAGATGATTTGTTTCAATTTAGAAAGGATTTGCCAAATGAAGAACTCAAGAAGATTTCACTTAGTGACTTGCTTTCAAAGGTTGTAAAAGGCATAGGCAAAAACTACAAAATTGATTGTAGCTATACATGGGTGTATGATAAATTCGTAATACGAGATGCGACAGGCTATGATGTTCTAAAAAAGGTGCAAGAAGAGTGCGGAGCAGACATCTATTTAAAAGATGGTGTTTTACACATTCATCCACCAGGCGAAGTTGTAGGCAAAGAACGATTTTACGATTTTGCAGTGAACATAGAAGAAGCAGAACTATCTTTTAAACGAGCAGAAGATAAGAAGGTGAAAGTCGTTGTAAAAGCCATTATGCCTGACGGCAAAGTGAAAGAAATTGAAGTAGGTTCTACAGGTGGCGAAAAAGTCGAAGTGAAATGCCATGCCTCGGACACTGCAAGCATGAAGGCAAGAGGAGAAGCAGAAGTAAAAAGACGCACGTTCGATGGGTATGACGGCAGCATCACGACATGGTTAATACCAGAATGCAATCCTGGTGATACAGCGAGCATTCACGATGGCGATTACACCTACAAAGACGGCACTTATTTCGTGCGTTCAGTTACCACTGAATTTTCAGAAGGCGGAGGAAAACGCAAAGTTGAATTAGGATATAGATTAAGTTGATATGGACCAATACAAAGAACTCGCAACGCTAATTAAACAAGCCTCATCACATGGTGGTCGTGTTACAATTTTGCAAGGAATTGTGAAAGAAGTTAGCGGTGTAACCTGTACAGTTGAGATAGGCAGTTTAACTGTTTCAGATGTTCGCCTTCGTGCTTCAGAAAAGCAGGAAGAAACGCAAATACTAATAACGCCTGCAATTGGTTCAGCAGTTATCCTTGCAAGTCTTTCTGGTGACATGACAAACCTTGTAGTAGTAGCTGTGGATGTTGCAGAGAGCATTACGATTAATGGTGGTAAACTTGGCGGATTAATCAACATTGAAGCCTTAACTTCAAAGCTTAATGAGCTAGTTCGAGTTTTTAATTCGCACACCCATACTGCTCCAAATGGACCGACGACACCACCCACAACTACAGCGAATCAACTGCAAAGAAAAGACTATGAAGACGAAAAAATAAAACATTGATGAGAGCTATAAAATTAAATAACTTCGAGATAGATGTACAGCCAAAGTTTGATGATGAAGGCAAAATACTTTCAGGCTTACATTTAGGCGACACGCTTAGGCAAAATCAAGCGTTAATCTTGGTGCTTCATCAGGGAGAGCTCAAAGAGCGTCCAGAAGTAGGCGTGGGTATCGAAGATATGCTTTTGGATAACGACATCCTTTATTGGAGAAGTCGAATCAGAGAGCAATTGGAACTTGATAATCAGAACGTAGATAAGGTGAGAATTACTACAGGAGGAATAGAAATTGATGCAAGTTACTAAAAAGAAAGAAAGGAGGAAATTATGCAAAAAAATACGAAAGAATGGATACAATATGGTAGTGCGCTAGGTATGCTTGCTAGTGGTGTTTGCCTTGTGTTTTTGTGCTTTTTCTTCAACAATTACGACTTGAAAGATTCTGTGTTGTGGTATGTTGGTCAATGCCTTGTTTACGCTGGTTCGGTGTTCGGAATTAAGGCTTACATTAACTCAAAATATGGCGACATCAAGACGTTTGTTGAAAAAGAAATAAAGAAAGAAGAACAAGAAAATGAGAAATATTAAATACATAGCTGTACACTGCACTGCAAGTAGTCAGCACGCAACGATTAAAGAACTCTTACTTGAGTTTAAAAGAAAAGGATGGTCGAAACCTGGATACCATCATATCGTGGACGTCCACGGAAAGGTATTTAACACGCTTCCAGAAGAAGAAGTAAGCAATGGTGTAAAAGGATTTAATTCAAATCTTATAAACGTTGCCTACATTGGCGGAATTGACGCCAAAGGAAAGCCTGTAGATAACAGAACTGAAGAGCAAAAAAAGTCGCTTTTATTGCTTTTAAAAGCATTAAAAAAGAAGTACCCAAATGCTATTATTCAGGGACACAGAGACTTTTCACCAGATACAAATAAAAACGGCATTGTTGATCCATGGGAGAGAATAAAAGCTTGTCCTTGCTTCGATGCTAAAGTTGAATATAAAAACTTATAAAACATGAGACATTTAATCTACTTACTGCTTCTGTTCTTAACTACAGGATGTTGCAGTTCAAAAAAGCTAGTAGCAGCAGAAACGCACACAACCGTTGTGCGAGATTCAGTAGTGCTGCGTGATTCATTCGTGGTAAAAAATCTTACTTCCTATTTCGATTCGATTGTCGTTCGAGATTCGGTGGTGCTCGTCTATAATGACGCAGGAAAACTACTTTCAAAGGAGCGGTTTTTATTTCACGATAGGCAGCGCAAAACAGACATTAAAAATACAGAGCAAAATGTACGACAGGAGCGAACGCAAAAGCAGAAGAATGTTATAGGAATAAAGAAAAAAGAAACAGTTACACATGACTTCACGCTTGCGAATTTAGCTCGAATAATAGCAATAATGATAGCTCTATTAGTGATAGCTTATGTTATATATAAATCAAGAAACTTATGGAAGTTCTTGCGAAAAATGGTCAAACCCTAGCAGATGTAGCAATCCAAGAATATGGATGTTTGGAAGCAGTTGTAAAGCTTTCATTAGACAATGGTCAAAGCGTAAGCGAAACACCAAAGCCTGGCACAAAGCTACAACTTCACCAGCATATATATAATAAGGTGTTGCAAAAGTATTGCAAGGTGCATTCAATATCACCTGCAACTGCTTACGATTCACGTTCAAAAGCTAGACAGGGAATCTTTAATAAAATCTTTAATTCATCATTTAAGTAATGGCAAGATCTATATCTGAAATAAAGCGTACAATGACAGATGCATTTATGCAAGATGAAGCAATTCGTGATGCTTATGGGATTTCATCAGACAAAACTCGTTTTGCTGATTGCTTTTCTGCAGTGAGTTTAGAAAACTTGCTTTTTTATATAGTTGCAGCGTGCCACTATGTGTTAGAAAGCATCTTTGAAAAGTTTACGCAAGACGTCGAGCAGAAAATATCAAGAGCAGTGGTTGCAAGTATTCCATGGTATTTTGATAAGGCAAAAGCTTTTCAGTATGGCGATGCGTTGGTCCTAAATCCTCGCACATTTGGATATGAATATGCGAAAGTCGACACTTCAAAACAGCTTGTAAAATATGTAGCTGTAAGAGATAGAGGTGCCTCGATTGAAATGCTAGTGTCTGCAGAGCAAGACGGAAAGCCGACACCGCTTCAAGATGACTTTTTAACAGCGTTTAAACACTATATAAATGCTATTAAAATAGCAGGAGTGGTGATAAACGTGAGAACAAGAAAAGCAGATGAATTATCTATTGCGGTGAAGGTTGTCGTTGACCCTTTGAAAATAAACCGACAGGGCGTCGATATAGCCTCATCTGAAAAGGTAGTAGAACATGCAATTGAGAACTATCTTGCAGATATTGTATATGGTGGAACATTCAACAAAACAAAGCTTGTTGATGCTATTCAGCGTGTAGATGGTGTTGTAGATGTTGCACTTGGTGTTTGCAAATACAAAGCAGGCGATGAATTTAAAGAAATTGTAGGTAATAACTACACTGCAGTAGGTGGTAGTTTCATTGCAGTTGGACTTGATAAAACGATTGAGTATGTGGTATAACGTAGACTTTAACAGATGGATAGAGCAGCTTGTTCCACCCATCTTGCGCTCAAAGGTGCTCCTTGCAATTCTAAAAGCAATGATCATACCTATTATCTATATACACGAGGAGTTCTTGAAAAAGAAGAACGATGTAGAACGAAGACTTGATACAACAGCGCAACGAACTTCGATAGAAAGCTATCTTAATGGCTTGTTCTTCTTGAAAAATAGAGAGATACAAATTGAGGAGATAGACAATAGTAATAAGGTGTATATATATTTTGCGGATGAAAATCAGGTTGCACCATTTATCAATAATAAGTTCATTCTTTACGAATTAGGCGAAGTTCCAGACAAACCTAACTTTATAGTGCATATACCTACGTTTTTATGTACATCATTAGAGATTGAAAAAGACAAATACAAAGGAGAATTTTTGACAAAAATAGTCAATGCCTTAAACGTTTATAAACCAGCTGGTAAAAGATACAGCATTAACTTATACGAAGTATGAAAGAGATTAATTTTCACGATGGCGGAATGCCGATTCATTTGGATGATCTTAAATTGCTACAAAGCTTTTCAAAGGATATTGTTTTGCTTTTGATTAAGTCTCTTGTAGGCGAAGAAGTCGAAGCCTTTGCAATGAATCGACCAAAAGTAAAACGAGCACCTGAAGGTGGCGTTATTGTTTTGCCTGGTGCGATGTATGTAAAAGGTGACATCCTATCATGGAATGAAACACGAGTTGCAGATATTACAGAAGGTATGCCTATATATGCTTGCATTCGTGAAGTCGCATCGGATAATCGTCTTTTTGCAGACGGTCAAGAACACCCTTGCAGAATTGAAAAAGAAGTGTATTTTTCTTCTTCAAAAGATGGTGTTGCAGAAGCTTACGATATTACAACTATTGCTGTATTTGCAGATTTGTTGCAAGAGAGAATCAAATTTGGAGATTGGCAGAATATGGTTTGGAGAGAACACTTCTATAATGGATATTCAGGCACATTCTCAATTCGTGAAGTAAACAGACGATATCGTGTACAAGCAAAGCTCGAGAGTAACGCAACCGTGTGGACCAGTAATTATGAATGGCCAGGTCGCAATTTTTATTCAATTTTTGATAGCATGCCTGCACCATCTAAGTGGAAAACTTCATTTAGACAAGGAGTTGATGTTAAAGGTAAACTTGGATCATCTCTTGGTAAGTTGATATGTACAACTAGTGAGGTTTTTGTTTTTGAGCCTGTAGATACAAACTTAACACCTCGAGATTGTCCAATTGTTTTAGATATTACGCTATGATGAATATTTATGATTTACAACAGCGTGCAGAGGTTCTGCGCAAGCGAAATATAGAGGGTTCAATTACCCCTGAAGAAGTAGGAGGATTGATTGCCGACACGCTATCGCTTATCTCATCAATAGAGCAAAATAGTTCTTCATTAGCAGTGGTGAAAGTGTATTCTTCTGTTGCTGAAATGCAGGGAGATACTTCGCCAGCTGCAAACGATAAGCCTTTGCGCTTTGGGCAAATTGTTAGCGTGTACAATGAAGCTGATGCAAACGATGCTCATAATGGCGAAATATATGTTTTTGAGAATCCAGGATGGAAGCTAATCGGTAACATTAATAAAGTTGCAATTGGCATTTCGCAAGGACAGGCTTTTCCTGGCACAAGAGGCAAAGAGTTAGAAGACAACTTAAATAGTGAGATTGCTTTACGTGAACAAGCAGTAACTGCAGTTGGCAGAAGGATAGATGAAGAAAAGGTTTCTTTGCAAGATGCCTTGAGAGAAGCTGAATCTACTCTTCAGGGTCAAATTGACGAGAGCTATCGTCTTTTTGTGCAAAACCAAGAACAGCAAAGAGACTTCTTTCAAAAGGCACTTTTAAAAAGAGAAGAGTTCAAAGCAAAGGTGCTCACACAAGAAGAATACAACACTCTTGTGCGTGAAAAGAAAGTCGAAGATGACAGGTGCTATCTTATACTGGAGGATGATCAATGATAAGATTAAATAATAAAGAAATTGGTTCAGTTGAAATCGGTCGAAAGGCTGTTTCTAAAGTTATGCAAGGCACACATCTTATCTGGCAAATGGTAAAGAGCTGCTTTGGCTCTGGCGTTTGGAAAAGCGAAAATAAATGGTTAAATAATGACACTTGGAAGTAGTTATGGCAAAAGCAATAGACAATGAAATAAAAACCCTTACAACATCATGGGAGGGTTTTAAAGGTAGCCGAGTTGAAGAATTCATAAAATATCAATTGAGCAAACTTGGTTCAGAGAAGTTTGGCTATCTCAATATTGAAAGCGGAGAAGGAGGCTTACAAACCATGCGCTTTTTCGCAAATGAAGAAGCGTTTACACAATGGTTTGGTGATAGAACTTTGTATGCAGATAAAGTTCTAAAAGAGTTTAGCTTTTATTCTAATAAACCAGAAGAAAGCTATACACTTCGAACTGTGATCACACGTTATCCTGCAACGTCGATGGCGCAAGGCTCAAGAAACACCCTTGCACTATCTTACAATTGCTATTGGGGCGACAATCCAGCAGAAAAAGACACTGCAGATGGTGAAGCTACAGTAGAAATTAACGGTGTAGAAATAGCGCAGCTTACACAAGTTCTAAAAGCTAGCGGAACAGCGCAAGCAAATACTTATGAGTTTGATTTAAGCGACTACTTAAAGGAAGAAACCAACAAAGTAAAGGTTGTTGTAAGCAACTCACATGGCGCAAGAAAAGAATTCCTTTTCAATATCAAAACCTATAATATTGCTTTGTCTTTCGATAACTCTTATGATGAAAGTGTAATTCAATCAGGCAAATGGTCTTTGCGTGTCAATTCACGAGGAGTTGAAGCACTTGTATATTGTCGTGTAGAAGATGGAAAGAGAGCAGATACATATACAAAGAGCATCAATAATTCAAGTGGTGAGTTTATCATCGATGAATTAGAAAAGTATAGTCTTGGAGCACACAATATCAGCATTTGGGCAGAAAACAAGCAACTAGGACTTAGAACGCAAACGCTCACAACAACTTATATTAAGGGCGTGAAGAACGGAAATGGTCAAGCTGCGCTTTCACTTGGAAAAGGATTCATTGGAAAGGTGAAGCAGTTTAGCGTTGTGAACATCCCTTACTTTTTCTACCTCCCAGATGACGATGCAGGAAGCAAAGCGAGAGTAAAGGTGCAACTAAAATTCAATGGTGAAACTTTGGACCTATTGGAACAAGAAGTAATGCTAAAACTTGATAAATCATCAGGATTGCAAAGCGTGAATATTACACTTGATGATAATAGATATTTGCCTTTCGTCGATGTGGTGATTTCTGTTGGACAGCTTTCTGTAACTCGCAGAATTGAAGTCGAAACAATTGGTATTTCTATTATTGCAGCAGATGAGTGCAAGGTGTATATTCCTATGAGAGGACGAGCAAATAACGACCTTTCAGCGCAAAACATTACTTCTTTATATAAAGGCGTTCAGACTTCACGATTAGTGAGAAGTGAGAACTTCGTTCTTGATGAAAATAACGGCTTTCTAGACGGTCAAGGCTTAACCATAAAAGCAGGTAAAAGTGTAACGCTTAAAGACTTTTTGCCATTTGCAACCGACATTGGAGCAAATGGTAATAAGCAAGGTAGAACGATTGAACTTGAACTTGAAAGTGGTGTATGTAGCAACGAAAGTGCAATTATTGCACAATGCTTTCATGCAGGTGTAGGTTTTAGGATTTATCCTGGTAGAATAGAATTTGGGTGCGCAACAGATAGCGTTACAACCTATTTCCCTGAAGGCTCAAGAGTGAAAGTAAGCTTTGTAATAGATGGTACAACAACTCATACACGCAACAATCTTGGTGGTGGCAGCGTAACAGAAAAAGATGTGAACCTCGCTTATCTTTACATTAATGGTGTTATTGTGCGTATGTTCGACTACACCAGTGCAAGTTGGAAGCAAGGAGTTGCGAAAGAACTCACCATTGGAAGTGAGCAGGCAGACGTTAAGCTTTATTCTATTCGCATTTACGACAAAGCACTTAACTTTAAGCAGGTGCTAGATAACTTTGCATATGACACACCAGACATCGAAGATGTGTACGATGGTGGAAATTTCGTGCGCTTTGGTAAAATTTCAATTGCAAGAAGAAACGATATTTTGAACACGTCTGGAGACATTCACAATCCAGATGAGATTATCTCATTTGATAAGGTGAAGAAAGCACTTCCAACTACTCCTATTGCGATTTGGAACATCGATGAACTACCTTACAATAAGAACAATCCAAATGTAGCGATTAATGCTACTGAGTTCTTGAACCCTACTTGGAATAAATCTACAGATGGAAATGCCTGTGCACCATTTAAAGTTGGAGCGCACTTGTTTAATGCTGATGGAACATCGTCAAACGGATATCCTTCACCTTACAAGAACTGGGCGGAGATATTCGAAAATGGAGATGGCAGCGCAGTCGAAATTACACTAGACCCTGAACACTCAAACGAAAAGAGTACTTCGTATTCGATTACGCCAGGCGTCGAGCAAGGCGAAAAAGAAGTCGTTCACAAAGTGAACTTCGCAAGTTCTGAAGGTATCTTTAATATTTTAGCAATGAATCTCTTCCAAGAGATATTGCTAAACACAGCAAAGACAAATACAGACCTCTATACAGCTTTCCAAAGAGCGCAAGCAGAGAGTTCTAAACCTGTAACATTTAGAAAGAGCCTCAGCGGATTTCCAGAGATAGGCTTTCGCAAAACGAGCTCATCAGGTAGTAAATCACCTGTGTTCTTATCTATCTATAACTTGATAAATAATAAATATAGCGCAAGTTTTATGGGCTTTCCTGCAAAGGACTATAAGAAAGCGCAAATATGGGAGGTCGATGAAAATGTAAACTTCTTTAATCGTGAGATAACAGATGCTTATCTTGATGGTGGTAGCGTTGTACAAAGCAATGCAACCAGTAGCAAATCGCCTATTTACTATGCTCGTGTACCAAAGAAATCACCTGTCAATAAAAAGAATAAACTTGGTGCGGTGAAGTCTGCAACAGACAATATCGCAGAAGCGAATAAAGAGATAGCGGTGATTAAGAGATTCCACAATTGGGTGGTGTCTTGTAATCCTCATTTAGCAGAAAGATACAAGGTGCAGCATGGTGAGTATCGCACATTGGAAACAGCCATTACATATAATGGCGTGCGTTACACCAAAGACACTCCAGCATATCGCAAGGCTAGATTTGTAAACACTCACCAGGAGTATTTGAACAAGGTAGATGCTATATTCTACTTCATCTTTAATCAGTTCATTATTGGAATGGACTCATTCGACAAAAACATGAGTATTGCGTTCGACGATATAGAATTGAATACAGATGGAAGTGTACGCAAGACGACTGCACGCCTATTTGAACGTGACACTGATTCACAAAGTATGTTCAATAATTCTGGCGTTTTAGCCTTTAAGTATTGGGCAGAATGGAACGACGCTTTTAATCCTTTAACTGGAGAAACAGAAGGCATCCAGGGAGAAGTTTTTGATAATGACAATAACGCATGGCAGCCTAAACTAACATCAGGTTTCTCACCTGTCTTTAATGGACGTTTATCAGGCTTAATTGACTT